GACGCGGAGGTGTGCGGCGACGCTGGGGTGTCCGGCGACGCTGGGGTGTCCGGCGACGCTTGGGTGTCCGGCAACGCTAGGGTGTCCGGCGACGCTTGGGTGTACGGCGACGCTGAGGTGTCCGGCAACGCTAGGGTGTCCGGCGACGCTGAGGTGTACGGCAACGCTGACTATTTACTAATTGGGCGTATTGGTAGTAGGTTTGACTTCACTACGTTTTTTAAAAATAAAGAAAAAGGTATTACAGTTTCTTGTGGTTGTTTTTTGGGAACTATTGCTGAATTTAGGGCTAAAGTTAAATCAACACACGGCGATAATAAACACGCAAAGATGTATAACATGGCAGCAGATATGGCAGAGTTACAGATTTTAGGCGAAGAACATTTTGACAAACTGAATACTAATAAGTCAGAACCATTTTGAGGTGAGATTATGAATTGCGATATATGCCATAAGGATACAACGGCGGGTAGTCACGTAAACAGAGGTCGATATTTTGAGGTGCATATTTGCCCGAACTGTTTGATGTGGTCAGATGATCCGCGGGCCGGGAAGGCACGGGAGACAATTCAAAACTTCGAGAATTTGAGATCTTTGGAAGATATTAGTATAAGTCATGAAGGGACTGAAGCACAATGACTAAGTGTGAAACAGTATACACATTATTATTTATCTTTGCTGCAGGTTTCCTATGGCAGCTCGGTTGTGCTTTAGCTGAGGTTTTTGTAGAGTGGCAGATCTGGCGATAAGTTAAAACGGCCGCGCATACTAACTATATACAAGCATAAAGGGAAGTATACCCCTGCGGAGGTGATTAGCCCGTAGGGGGCGGCCTTTTAAATATAAGGAGTTGGAAACTATGAAACCAATAAATATAAAAATTATGATGGCGCTAATTGAAAAAGAACCAGGCGATCAGTATGTACCAGTATTGAAACCAGTACTTATGCAGATACTGACTGAACTCAAACATCTGCGTCGGAAGAATAGCCAGCTCGGTGGGAAAGTAGCTCGGTATCGGAGAGAAAAGGAAGATCTTGAAGATGCTTTGGCGATGTACCAATGACGACGTGGAATGAACTGCCGGCACACCTTGTAAGTAAAATACGTTCGGACAGCGTAACGGCGCCGGCGAATTTACCAGGGACAGAATCCAAACTGAAATATGGCAATAGAGTTACCGAGGTAGACGGTATCCGTTTCGACAGCGAAAAAGAAGCTGACTATTACTGGCAGTTACACTGGATGATGCGCGAAGGTACAGTAAAAGAGGTTGAACTACAGCCAAAATTTGTTTTACAGCCTGGTTATAAGAGAGACGGTAAAAAGATAAGGCCGATTATTTATCGAGCTGATTTTAAGGTGACGGAAGCTGACGGGCATATATATTACGTCGATACGAAAGGGATGCGGACGCAGGTGTATATGATCAAAAAGAAGATGCTGCTATATAAGTACCCGGATATTGACTTTCGAGAAGAATAGGAGATGTTGAAATGGCTGAAACGGAACTGACAAAAGAAATTAAAAAAGCGCTGTTGTATTATGCCAAAGCTGATCAGGCTGGCGTATATGGTTGCTATGAAGTTTGCCTGGGTGCTGGTTATGGTGATGAATATGTAGATTTTATGACTATGAATAGTAAAAATGAATTCAAATCGTATGAAATTAAGGTAAGCTTATCGGATATGAAAAGTAAGGCAAAACTATCTTTTTGTGGCAATTATAATTATTTAGTTTTACCAACAGAGCTTTTGTATAATCCGAGTGCAAAAGAAGAAATTTACCGCCATATATCGCATGGTATTGGGATACTGGGATATAATCCGGAAAATGCTAAGATAATAGAATTGAAGAAGTCAGGACATATGACGCTAAACATCGGCCGTAAAGTTGAGCTTATGCACTACATGATTCGTAGTTTGAGCCGATATCCCGTTAAATTAGCAAAGGCGGTGGAGTAGATGAAAGCGTATTGCTGTAAGGAGCGTGACGGTGATGGATACGCCGTTATTGTATACGGAAAAACAAGAGGTCAAGCAAAACGAGAAGGGGCTAGCGAATTGGATATTGATTTTTTAGATGCCAACGTTAGCCGATTACCGTGGGCGGACGAATACGGCAGTATCAATAATCTTCCGTTAAAGGTCTACTTTGAAAACGGGTGGTTTTGTGAGTGCTGCAAGTGCGGAAGGCTTATCGACGTTGATAGTGAGTATCCGGAAGGTACTTTGGGAAAGTTTGACTATTTGTGTGACGAATGTAGAAAGGCGGTGTAAATTATGAAAAATCTTGAAATCAAGTACGTAGGCTGGTGCCATGAGTGCAAATGCCTAGGAAGTTTTATTTGTGGTAACTGTAAGCCTAATGAGAAATACAGTTTTGCTAGACCTTCTGAATTTATGCCTAAGGACAAAAAACGTTGGGTAAGAATGGAGGAATAAAAAATGAAATACTTAGACTATTGTTATTTATGCATTAATAACAGAAAGGACAGTGAGTTGAGCGAAACCCCAGAATGTAGCAACTGTATTCAGCTTACTGTTATGTCTATGCCAACTAAGTTTAAATCGCGTAGGATTACTTGGGCTGACAGAACGGAGCTAGAAAAACATGAAAATAATTAAATTGGCTAACGTAGTAGTACAGATACACGTTAGAGATGAATATTCAAAGCAGAGAGTACTATATTGTCCGTGGGTTAATTGCAAGCATTATAGTAATGGGGAATGCACTTATAAAGATAGTTATGGCTATAATTGCTGTCGCTTTGTATTAATGAATGGACAAACTTATTGCCAAGGCTATGAGAGGGACGAAGAGCATGATAGCAATTAAAGAAATGGATATGCCTAAGAATTGCTTAAAGTGTCCTTTTATAGATGAAAGAGGGCAGTATTGTCAAGTTAATGGCAAAGCATTAGTGCCTAATATTCTTTGTATAGATATCGAGGGCGCACGAGAGAATTTTAAGGTTTTAGAAAGCTGTAGGAATACAGATTGTCCATTAATTGAGATAAAGGATGGTGAAGAAAAATGAATCAATTGTTTATAAGTGTTACGGTGCTTTGGATGATAGCTTGTTTTGTAATGAGTACAATATCTAAATAGGAGCGTGAAGAAAAATGACAAAGAAAGAATTGATTGAACTACTAGAAGAATACCCGGACGACGCAGTTATCGCTTGTTTGGGAAGATTTTCAGAAGGCTTGTTGATTTTTCGGGCGAACGACGTAATTTTTAACAAATATAAGAATGAAATTTGCATTGTAAGAAATTGAGAAAGGTGAAGAAAATGACTAACTTGGAATATATCAGAACTTTAGATGCGAAAGGATTCATAAATTGGCTTGAAAAATTTTACAGATGCGATTGTTGCGTCAACACTGACAAATGTGAAATGCACTCCAAAGAAATATGTGACGAAGGTCTTGAAAAATGGTTTGAATGTGAGATGGTGAATAGATTATGCGATTAATAGATGCAGATGCTTTAAAGAGAAAACCTGAATTGCTCTACGGCTTAACGGCAGCAATCACGGAGATTCAATTTTTAATAGAAGAAGCCCCTACAGTAGAAGAACGTAAGCATGGGCATTGGATTGAACACCCTGAACACCCCATCGGTGATTGTAGCGTGTGTGGTGAGCGTGTACCGATCTACAGCGGCAGTAAAAAATATAAAATCTGCCCTTACTGTGGGGCAAAAATGGACGGTAAGGAAGGTGAAGAAGAATGAGCGCATGTGATATTAAAATAAAAGAATTAAAGAAGCAAGGCTATATATCTGGCGTTATGGCTGGTAAAGAAATCATGGCGTGCATAGAAAGAACGCTGACCAAGGGAAAGTTTAACGAACGAAAGCTTTACCAATACCTTATGGATCATGCTAAAAAACACGTAATGGCAGAAGCGGTGGACGTATGCGGGACGATCCGCTGGTATTACAATAAAAATGATTTGCTGAATTGGATTGAAGATATGCTTTCAAATAGACGCTGGCTTGAAAGTAAATTTTCTAACAAGGAGTGAACCCGAATGAACATACTAAAGCTAGAAAGATCAATAGCTTTATTAAAACCAATCATCTGGAAAATGCCTATGAATGAGAAAAGGGATGCTTATATAACTTTATTGACGGCTGCTCAAAAGCAGATACCGCAAGAAGTAAATTTGGTAGTCGAAGAGCATTTTATACCAAACTGTCCTTTTCCACAACAAATACCTAAAGGCTGGGCATGTCCTGTATGCGGACGTGAGGTAGATGATGATGCTCATTATTGCAAATACTGCGGCCAAGCTATATGTAATGATTAAGGAGTATAGAGAAGGAGACTGATATGCTAATAGAACAGTATATTAAGCATGTAGAGCGATACTTTTGGGATCGTAAGCAAATACAAAAAGTTGTTGATGAAGAAAAAGAGCAGCGTACTGCAAGGAAAGGGCATACGGGCGGTGGGGGGCATGCTTTTATCAGTAATCCAACAGAAACAGCAGCATTAAAAAACATTGAGCCAGTACGTATGATATCGTTTGGATATGGACCATATCAGTCGATAATAATGAACCCGGAGCTATGGCTTGAAGTTGTCGCAGAAACCTATAAGATACATGAGAATCAGCTTACTGGTAAAGTTATGTATCAAAAATATGAAAAAAGGAAGCCGATGAAAATAATTGCAGAATTAACCGGCGTAAATAGAGATACCTGTTATGAATTTCGTAAGGAGTTTCTCCGAGATGCTGTTGGTTTGGCATTGAAAAAAGGTTTGATAAAATAAAAAAGTTTCCGACATATTACCTGTTTTAATGAGTTAAAATAGTATTGTAAGTTAGTAGGCTTACAACAACGGCATGAGAGACGGTAACTGTACGCGGCCCGTGAAGAAGCCCATAGAACGCAGAGCACCATATCTGTAGACTTGGGGTAGCCTTACCGTTGGGGTGAAACGTTCAAGCTTAGCGCTTGGACACTGCCCTGCCGTTGGGGTAATACAGCGGCAATAATGGAGCAGTACTCAAACGGCTAAGAGAGCAGTCTTGAAAACTGATAGGGCGTAGGGATACGCTGTGTGGGTTCGAATCCTACCTGCTCCGCCATACGGAAGGTTGGCGTAATCGGTAACGCAGCGCCCTGCTAAGGCGTCAGTCGAGCGATCGGCTTGCAGGTTCAAGTCCTGTGCCTTCCGCCAATTTAATCTACATAAATAATTCGGCGTTAAAAAACCGATAAAACACGGTGATATATATCAAAATTTAGTATATAGAATAAGAGGTGCGATGATGAACGATATTTGTATGGAAACTCCGAATTGTGATTGGGATGTAAAATTTGATGTAAAAAAGGGTTCGCTGGAAAACCAAATAGAAAATATTGAACGTCTTACTAGGATATTAAATTCAAGTGTTGAGAATACACAGTTGTTCATATTGGGCGATCCTAATAGTGGTGGTACTGTCTGTAAAGAAGCAGGTCTCGCTCCAAACGGACTAGAGAGAAGATTAAAGGATATTACTTCTAAATTAGACGAAATCGTATCAAAGAGCAATATAGTTAATAACACTTTAAGAGAAAAGTTAGGAACAATGACTATCGAATAACTTAATATAAAGGCACTTAACTTCGGTTAGGTGCTTTTTTATTTGCAAAGGTGGTGAGTATATGACAAAAGAAAGAACATTAACAGAGAAAGAAGAAAGATTTTGTCTTTCTTTTGCCAAAACAGCGAATGCAACTGCAGCAGCTATAGAAGCTGGATATAGCAAGAATTCTGCAGGAGTAACAGCGTCAAGAAAGCTAAGAAAGGCTAATATTAAAGCTCGACTGAAAGAACTTGCCGCAAGGAAAGACAAGAAAAACATAATGGATATAAATCAGCGACAGGAATTACTAACAAAGATCGCCACAGAAGAACCTGATCCAAATGCAAGGATAAGGGCAATAGATACTTTAAATAAAATGGATGGTCTATACATACAAAAGCATGAGGTCGAAATAAAGAAAAGCCTTGCGGCAATTATTGAGGAAATAGATGATGCTTAGTCAACAAGACGCCGAATTTTTGAAAAAGAAAATCCCACAATGGCGAAAAGATCCTGCTCGTTTTGTGAAAGAAGTATGGAGAGTTGAGCCAACAGATCAACAAAAGGAATTTCTACAGGCAATAGCTAAGCCGGGAGCTAAGGTTAGTGTTAAGTCTGGACATGGTACAGGAAAGACTACTTGTTTTGCTTGGATTATTCCTTGGTTTTTAACGTGCTTCGCAAAAGCTAAGATTCCTGTTACAGCTCCCACAAGCGCACAACTTAAAGATGCTTTATGGGCAGAGCTAAAAATGTGGTGGAATGCTATGCCAGTGCAACTGCATGATTTATTTGAATGGACTAATGACCATTTTACTTGTGAGACAGGGAGCTTTGCTATGGCAAGAACAGCAAGCAAGGATAGACCAGAGGCATTGCAAGGTATACACGCTGATAATATTTTGTTTTTGGTAGACGAGGCGTCGGGCGTGTTTGAAGAGGTCTTTGTAACAGCAGGAAGTGCTTTGTCGGCAGAAAATGCAAGAGTAGCAATGGCGAGTAATCCTACAAGAGTAACTGGTTATTTTTACAATAGCCACAATATAAATCGTCACTTTTGGGAAAAACTTACATTTAATGGCGAAGAAAGTCCAAGAGTTTCAAAACAGTATATAGAAAGTATTGCAAATGAATATGGACGAGACAGTGATGTTTACCGAGTTCGTGTTCTTGGTGAATTTCCTAATGCAAGTGATTTACAATTTATTAGCTTAAAAATTGTTGAAGAAGCTAAGAACAGAAATATTAGGAAAGAACAGTTTAACTTTGCGCCTACTATTATTGGGTGCGATCCAGCATGGACTGGACCTGATGAGTTGGTAGTTTACTTGAGGCAAGGCCTCTATAGTAAACGATTATATACTTGTTTAAAGAATGATAACGATATTGTTACAGCAGGTATTATTGCTAGATTTGAGGACGAATATAATGCTGATGCTGTATTCATAGACCAAGGATATGGAACAGGTATATGGAGTGCGGGCGAAACAATGGGCAGATCTTGGAATCTTATTGCATTTGGTGGAAAATCTTCTGATTTGGGTTATGCTAATAAACGGGCTGAGATGTGGGGAAATATGAAAGAGTGGTTAATTAATGGTGGTGTAATTGAAGATGATGAAATTTTAACTAATGATTTGATAGGCCCTGAAGCTGGTGTTAATTTAAAAGGACAAATACAGCTTGAATCTAAGGATGATATGAAGAAAAGAGGTCAACCATCTCCTAATAGAGCGGATGCATTGGCCTTAACTTTTGCCTACCCTGTAATTAAAAAAGAATGTTATTTGGGTAATAATAGGCAGCAGTCGTATGATCCGTTTGCCGGTATGTGAAGGGAGGTGAGACTATGCATAAGATTATGATGCAGTTACATGGTGGCGGCGGTGGAGGTGGCAGTGTTGAGCCTATAAAACAAAGCGCCCCTGGCAGTACAGCAGCGGCCACTATTGATAGTGCGACAGAGGGAGAGAGACAGAGCCTGCTTCAAAAACTCTCTAAAGCTCGTGGCAGAAGCTATACCAATAAGACTGGTGGGCAGCTTACCTCTGATAGTGTAAAGAAAATGTTGTTGGGAGAATGATTATGGATATCAAAGATATGCTGCGTGACAGCGATAAATTAAGACGAAAACAACATACTATCTCCCAGCTTTATACATTGCGCAGCCAATATGAGCCAACGTGGAGGATGCTAAGCCGCTATATAAATCCGACAAGGGGCAGGTTTGAAGAAGATATCCAAAGCACAGAAGGGCATAGACGTGACGAATACCTTATAGACCCACATCCCCAAAAAGCAGTTGGTAAATGTGCAGCTGGTATCCACAGTGGGTTGACATCGCCGTCAAGGCCTTGGTTTGAGCTTGGTTTGCAAGATGAAGAAAAAGCTAATTACCACGCTGTAAGGATGTGGTTAGATGATTGCCAGGAGATTATGAGCAGTATTTATTCTAAGAGCAATGCTTATAATATGCTGCAGCAGATTGAGGCTGAAATGGCTCAATTTGGTACAGGGGCTTCTCTGATGCTGGAAGACTACAATTATGGCATATGGATGCGGCCGTACACCTGCGGTGAATATGCTGGCGGTGTAGATGCAAGGGGAAGAGTTTATACGTTCGCTAGACGCTTCAGATTAAGCGCAGACCAAATCGTTAAAGAATATGGTATTGATAACGTATCGGAAAGCGTGAAATCTGCTTATAATGACGGAAATATCACAACATACTTTGATATTGAAATGCTTATAGAGCGTAATGATGATTATGATCCTAACAAATTGGCTTTAGGAAATTTCCCCTGGCGCTCGTATCACTATGAAAAAGGTGCTAATGATAAATTCCTGAAGATATCAGGGTTTAGGGAATGTCCGTTCCTCATGCCACGCTGGACCTTGATTGCAAATGGTGTATATGGCTCTGGACCTGGACATAACGCTTTGGGCGATTGTATGCAGCTGCAGAAGATTGAGAAGAATAAACTTAGGGCTATTGATAATGCTGCAGATCCGGCGATGGCATTTCCTGCTTCAATGAAGAAGCTTGACAGAATGCCAGGAGGACTAAATTTTTATCCTGATGGAACTGTACAGCAGGCTTATCCACTTGTAGACCCAAGAGCAAAGGCTTATGAAGGCATAGGAGCCTTGTCTCTGGAGAAACGGCAGTCGATATCTGAAACGTTCTATAACGATTTGTTTATGATGATTACATCTCAGGACGGACCTCAAATGACTGCGCGTGAGATTGCAGAGCGGCATGAAGAAAAGCTCCTGATGTTGTCCCCGGTACTTGAGCAAATGCACAATGAGGTTTTAGAACCTATGACGCTTCGCACTTTTGATATTTGCTTGAGACATGGGTTGTTTCCGCCTATGCCTGAGGAAATTGACAAAAGCGAATTAAAAGTATCCTTCATTTCTATCTTGGCTCAAGCCCAGAAAATGGTTGAAATACCTGCTATTGAGCGTACGGTTGGATTTGTTGGTAATCTTGCTGCTGCTCAGCCTGAAGTGCTTGATATCATCAATCTTGATGAAGCTGTACGAGGTTTCGCAGAATCTACTGGCGTCAAAGAAAAGATAGTGCGTGATGAAAACGAAGTAGCTGAACTTCGCAAACAGCGTGCTCAGGCACAGCAGGAACAAATGCAAGCTGAACAGATGGCTGCTGCTGCGCCTGCTGTTAGGGATTATGCTGATGCGGCCAGGTTGATGAGTGAAACACCTGCTAATGGTGGCAATGCATTAGATCAATTGCTGGGAGGCGGGATTTAATGAAAAACAAAAAAATGAATATGCTTGCACAACAAGCGCTGGACGACTTGGACGTTATTATGCGGACCGAGAACGGACGGCGTTTTATTTATTCCATTTTGGAAAGCACAGAGGTCGAAACAGCGGTTTTTTCAGCTGAGCCATACTTCAATGCTTTCTTATCAGGTAAACGTGCTGTAGGCGTTGATTTGTTAAAGAATATCCGGATGCTGAACGATGGACATTCTTTAGAAATGCTGATGCGTAATGAAGCAGAGAGCGCTAGACACCCTCCTGATTTAGAAGATGATGACCTTTTTAAAGTAGATAACGACATAGCGGAGGTAAGACATGAATAAGTTTACACAAATGTTTTTTGAAGCAGATGGTGCTGGTGGAGGCGGTGAACCTGCTCCTTCCGGTGACCCGTTTGTAACAGAACCTGCTCCGGAAGTTGAGCCGAGTGGAGAGCCAATGCCTGCAGGTGACGGTGACCCTGCAACTACACCTAAAAACGTATTTGATGATCCTGTGCAAGAGCCTGTTGTTCCTGACAAATATGAGTTCAACCTACAGGAAGGGCTGGAACTTTCGCCTGAACTGGAAGCTGATTTTACAGCGATTGCTAAAGACGCAAAGCTTACTCAGGAGCAGGCTACTAAGCTGATTGATTTGCATAGCAAAGTAGTTTTAGACGTTATGCATAAGCAGGAGGAAATTGTAGACGGTTGGACTGCTGAATGCCAAAAGCAGGGGCTTATTTCTCGTGAGAACATTGCTGCTGCTAAATTAGCTGTTAATACTTTTGGCGGTGGTGAGGCTATGCAGGTACTTGTAAATACAGGTGTGGCCAATCATCCGGCAATACAAAAAATGTTGCAAAATATTGGAGGCTTGCTTATGGAAGACCAACCGCCTGATGGGCAAGCACCTAAATCTAAGGAACTGGACGACGCCGAGTTGTTTTTCCCCGGCGGCGGGTTCAAATAAAAATATTAAGGAGTGGTAAATAATGCCAGATTTGACAGGTTTCGCAACCCTTCAAGACTTTGCGTCTCGTCAAGGGTTCGACAAAAAGTATCAAAGAATTATTGAACTGCAAACCAAAACAAATAAGATTTTAAAAATTATGCCGTTCAAAATGTGTAACTCTAAGGACTATGAGGAAGCTACATTGCGTTATTCTCTGCCGGAAGTAGCGTGGAGAATGATTAACCGCGGGACTAAGCCGAGCAAGTCTAAAACTAAGCAAGTATCTTTTACTTGCGGTGAGATGGAAGCGCTGGCTGAAATCGACGAAAAGCTTGCACGAAAGAATAATATGCAGGCTTCTTGGATGATGAGTGAGAATGCTGCTTTTCTTGAAGCAATGAACCAAGAAATGGCGACTACGCTTTTCTATGGCGATGAGAAGATCAACCCTGCAGGATTCACTGGTTTAGGCGCTTATTTTTACAGTAAGACCAATCAGGAAGATATTTGGGCAGACCAAATCATTGATTGCGGCGGCACAGGTGATAATCTGACTTCTGTATGGTTTGTAGGCTTTGGAGAGCAGCAGGTATACGGCTTGTTTCCAGAAGGCGATACAGCAGGTTTTACGCATGAATATTTGGGTAAACAAAAAGTAACAAATGATAAAGGCGAGGTATTCTTTGCTCATACCAATAAATATAATTGGTCCATGGGCCTTGCGGTTAAAGATCCTCGTTATGTTGTGCGTTTGGCCAATGTTGATTTAAAAGATCCTGCTACTACTACAATCTTCGACAAATTGATCGAGGGTTATTATCAGATTGAAAATCCTGATAATGTCAATTTGCAGATCTTCTGCAATAAGCAGTTTGAGGCTTTTATGGCTAAGGCTGCACGTAATGACAAAAATACTATGCTGTCTATTGATACAGTTGAAGGAAAACCTGTTGTTAATTTCTGGGGCGTTCCGTTCCAGCGTTGCGCAGCTATTCTGAATACTGAATCTCAGCTTGTTTAAAAAGGAGGAATATAAAATGGCACGTATTGATGCTCAATTATTGCTGTCTGAGAATCAGGCCGTTACCGGCGCAAGCGCAAACAGCAATGTTATTGATTTAGGAAGTACAGGCGGGTTTATGCATCCGCTGTACTTTGACGTAAAACTGACCACACCAATGACTTCCGGCAAGATTACTAAGGTTAAAGTACAATCTTCTGCAACTGAGGGATTTGATAGTCCTGCTGATGAGGTTGAGGTAAGTGTACCTGATTCTTTGATTCAAACAAGGGCTTGTACTGTGGCACAATTCTTTTCTCCAATCAAATACGGTAATCGTTATATTAGATTGGTTTATACAGCTAGTGAGGCTGTGGGCGGCAAGGTCTTTGCTTATATGACTGACGGCATTCAGGTAACTTTATAATGGCTACTTACAAAGTAAAGCGTAATTGTTTTACTTTGGGTCGTATGTATAGGCGTGATGATATTGTAATGCTTGCAGATAATATTAAGGTTCCTGAACATTTTGTGAAACTTAATAGACCAGCAGCAGTATCTTCCGGTAATGACGATCCGCGTTATCTCCAATATGAAGCAATGAACTTTAATGATTTAAAAGAATTGGCCAAAGAACAGGGAATAAAAACAAGTCAGAAATCCAGGGAAGCTATTATTAATGAATTAGTGGCACTGGCGCAAGATTAAATAAGCCGGGGGCATATGTCCCCGGCTTTCTTTATAACAGAGGTGAAATTATGGATAAGGTTGAGATTTGTAATATTGCACTTAATCATATAGGCGTAGCTACAATAGAACGGCTTGACGAAGCCAGCGAACCGGCACGAGTATGCCGTCGCTGCTATGACTATGTTAGACAGGCCGTGTTAAGGAAATTCCCCTGGACATTTGCTACAAGAAGTGTACAGTTAGCTGCTCTTCAAGATGTGCCTCCTAACTGGAAGTATGCATATCGTTACCCTGCTGATGCAGTATGCCTGAGAATGATGTATAACGAGCATTTTTGTGGTCTGCCGAGGGATAACCAATATAAAATCGTTTCGGATAAACAGGGAAAAGCTATTTATACTAATATCGGCAATGCCTGGATTGAATACACTGTAGATGTTACCGACGCAGATTTATATGATGCTCAATTTGTAGAAGCATTTGGATGGAAGCTCGCTGCAGAAATTGCTTATGCGTTGACTGGCAAATTGGATTTAACGCAGATGTGTATCCAGGCTTATAACGCTTATTTTGCAGAAGCCAGTTCTACTGACGCTGATGAAGAACATTTGCTGGATCCGCACATTGACAGATTAGCGGCAGCAAGATTTACGGGGGCATAATTATGGCACTCTATCAATTAAAATCAAGTTTTGCCGGCGGTGAATTGTCGCCGTCTATGTATGGACGTACTGATATTGCTAAATATGACAGCGGGGCTGCTGTTTTAAGAAATTTTTTCGTTCTGCGTTATGGTGGCGCTGCTAATAGACCAGGCTTTAAGTTCATAGCGCAGACTTATAATAATAAAAAGGCTGTGCTAATACCATTTATGTACAGCACAGATCAAAATTATATTGTTGAAATTACTGCTGGCAGATGCCAGTTTTATACAGATGGTGGTATTGTTGTTAAAGAAGATGGCACACCATATAGCATAGAAAACTTTTTTGCTGATAAAGATTTAGAAGATGCTGCAAAAATAAAATATACACAGAGTGCTGACGTGCTTTTCATTGTTCATCCGGCACATGCGCCGATGACACTTACAAGATATGGCAATTTAGATTGGCGCTTTGAGGCAATGGATATTACAGGCGGACCGTTTGATGAAACTAGGTATAATAATAATAGTATCATTACTAAAGTATTAGAATGGAGAAAACCAGGTGCATATAATATAACAATACCGTCTTCGGCGTTGTCAATAAATATTGAAATGGCTGGAGGCGGTGGAGGCGGTGGAGGGGGCATAGAAAGAAAAACTGAACATCTTTCAACCAAATTTAGTGGTGGAACAGGTGGAAGAGGTGCTTTTATAACAAAAGAAATATTAGAAATACCTTCTGAACCAATTTCTTTAATAGTTGGTGCAGGAGGTACAGGTGGACAAGGAAAACAAACTGGAATTGCTGGTAGTGCTGATAATGGTAATAGTGGTGGGACTTCCAGTGCTTTAGGAATCAATGCATTGGGTGGCGGTGGCGGAAAAGGTGCAACTGCTGATGATGATGGTGGTAATGGCACAAGTTATGGATCCGGTGCTCTTGGTGGCAATGGTGGCTATGGTAATGTTAGTGGTATGAGTGGTAATGATGGTTGGATTAGGCTTTCATACACTTTATCTATTGGCAATAATGCAACAGTAAAAGCTTCGGAGGTGTATGGTGACATAACCCTGACTGCTTCTTCGGCTATTTTTTCCAAGGGTGATGAAGGGAGTCTTTTTTCTCTAACTCACTTTTTAGAAACAGATTACAAAAAAGGGACACCAATTAGTACAGGTGGAGATCTGCAGGTTAGTGTATTACCGAAATCCAATGTCTATGTAGAAAGTTTTGGTTTTTGGGATGGTAATTTTAGTTTGGAAAAATATGATCCTGTTTCTTTACAATGGGTAAATGTGAGAACACAGAGCGGGAACAGAAGCCAGAATTATAGCTTGACTGAGGAGAACACGTCTGAAAGTATTGCCAGTTACAGAGTTACTTCTACTGAATTTAATACAGGTGTTTGGAGCGGTGAAAACGAGAAGCAGAGAGGCTATATAACCATTCAAAGCATTGGAGGAGATTATACGGGCCATGTATTGATCACCGAATATGTTAGTCCTACAGTAGTGAAAGGGACTGTAAAAAAACAGTTAGCTTCTACAGACGAAACCCGCGATTTTGCTTTTGCTGCTTGGAATGGTGAAAAAGGGTATCCTTCTGCAACAGGCTTTTATGAAGACCGGTTAGTATTTGCGGGAAGTAAAGGATTTCCGCAGACATTCTGGACAAGTAAAACAGGAGACTATTATAACTTTGGAACAAGCATTCCATCTGCCGATGATGATGGAATTACGGCCACTTTAAACGGTGGACAAATGAATGGCATTAAGGCAATTATAGCTTTTGGTGAAATGCTGCTGTTAACAGCCGGCGGAGAATTTAAAGTAAGTGGCGGCGGCAAAGCCATTACAGGAAGCAATGTTTTAAGTCAACCACAGGAATATAGGGGTGTGTCAGATGTTAATCCTGTCACTATCGGCAGCAGGATTATTTATGTGCAGCACCAGGGCAATATCATACGTGACCTTGCTTACAGCTATGATGTTGATAAATATACCGGTGATGATTTAAATTTATTGGCTTCGCACTTGTTTGAAGGGCATAAAATAATATCTATGACCTATCAGCAGATACCTAACAGTATTGTTTGGTGTGTGCGTGATGATGGTTTGCTGTTAGGGCTTACCTACATAAAGGAACAGGATATCTACGCATGGCACCAGCATACCACGGCAGGCGGGAAGTTTGTTAGTGTATGTAATATCGGAGGGTCAACAGAAGATAAGTTATATGCAGTAATTGAGCGTGGCGGGCAGTATTATGTGGAAATAATGGAAAGCCGTGATAAAAGTACTAATGTAGAGGATCAGTTTTTCGTAGACAGTGGTATAACCTATGAAGGAGAGCCGGCCGGTGAAATATCAGGTCTTGAGCATTTAGAAGGGTATACTGTGGCTATATTGGCTGATGGAAACGTACTTCCTCGGCAAACTGTAGAAAACGGCAAGGTTCTTCTTGGAAATAAATATAAGAAGGTCCATGTAGGGCTGCCTATAGATGCGGAAATAAAAACACTGCCTATAGATTTTACAGCTCAAGATGGCACATATTTAAGTCGGAAGAAACGAATTGCTACAGTTACATTATTACTTAAAGATAGCCGTGGTGGATTGTTTGGAATGAAGGAGAATGAGTTAGATGAATTTAAATGGCGCAGTAATGAAGCCTATGGGGAACCGATTAGTTTGCAAACAGGCAAGTTTAAAGTAACGATCAAGTCTGCTACTTATGATGAAACTCAGCAGATAATAATTAAACAGCCTGACCCGCTGCCGATGACTGTATTATCTTTGATTCCGGAAATAGAAGGGTAAGGTGTATTATGGCAAAGTATGAATTTGTAAAGCCCACAAGGGCAGATGCTGAGTATATAGCGGCTAATCTTAAACCAGATAATTACAGTGAACTATTTTGTGCTATTGGCCCTAACGCTCTTGAAGATATTTCAGATGGATTGAAGCACAGTGATGAAATCGGTTGCCTGCATATTGACGGTATACCCGCTGCTGTATATGGAGTGAGAAAAGCTTCGATAATGAGCGACGAGGGGCGCGTATGGTTGCTTATGACGAAGGAAATGGAGAACCATAAGGTATTTGTCGGAAGGCAGACTAAAAAGGCTGTAAGAGAGCTTTTAAAGAGATACGACAGGTTATATAACTGGGTCAACGTTGGAAATGATAATATAATGCGTTGGCTTAAATGGCTTGGCGCAGAAATACATGAACCAGCGCCGCATGGAGTTTATAATCTGCCGCATCACTTTTTTGAGTTTAGAAAGGATGATGAATAATGGGCGTAGCGGCAACAATAGGCGCCACTCTTTTGGGTGGCTTTATTTCGGGCAGAGCGCAGCAGCAGCAATATAACGCTGCCGCTCAACAGGCAGAGGTAAATGCTCAGATAGCGAATCAGAACGCAGATAAACTGCAGGCACAGGCTGAAGAACAGTCTAAGTCAAATACTATCAACGAAGAAAACAAACGCCGGCGTATGAACGCTATGTTAAGCCAGCAGAGGGCTAATATAGGCGCTTCTGGTATAACAGCTTCAGGCAGTGCGGCAAACGCTTTAGCTGATAGTGCGTATAATATGGAAACAGAGCTTGCTATTGAACGCTATAATTCAAGGCAAGGCGTTGAGAATATTTTTCAGCAGTCTACTGACCTTGTTAATCAACGTGATATCTATAATCAAAATGCACGCAATTACCGTAAAGCCGGTAAGCGTGCACTTATGAATAATATGCTTATGAGTGGATTATCCCTTGCAGGTAGTTTATACAGTCCTAAGAGCGCAGGAAAGCAAGGTGCTTCCTCCGGTTCTTCAACTCCTAGTGTAACAACAGGTGCTACATATCAATTCAACAGTAGTGGAACTGGCTATAGGCAAGGCAATTACAGTTATTTCCCGATGAAGCCGAAAACTTACTTCTAAAGTGAGTTGATAAAGAGAGCATAGTTAAGTAATACGGACTGTACTTGCATTAGTACGGACTGTACTTGCATTAGGACGGAATGTATTATATAATAAACGAAAAGAGATAGTTTGATATTGGCGTGTCAGCTCTCTCCTGAATAAGTTAAAACTTGAAAAGAGATAGTTTAACGTGTGGTAGCGTTAGCTCATCTCGTAACAAGAATGTGATTGAAAACGAGCCCGCGACCTTACGTTGGGCTTATTTTCTTGCTATTTTACGGCAAGAATAATGGTAGCCACGAGAATACCAAACGCTATCATTAGGGATAATGCTTGATATATGCTCATAGGATCACCACCAATCAGTTACGGACTGATAAGCCAACATAGTTAAACTATCTCGGACAACATTATAACACACCTTTAAGCGCTTAACAATTTGTTAAAGCGCTTTTTCTATATCCAAAAGGAGGCTAGAATATGGCAATCGACATTTTTCGAGTAGGTGCGCAGTTAGGAGCGCCGGCAAGTAAAGTATCTAATGTCCGCTATGATAACAGTGGACAGCAGGCTGTTGCAAGAGAATCATCTCAGACCGGTAGAATTATTCAGGCCGGTGTTGAGCAGGTAAGAGAGCAGATCATAAGAACCGACGTTCTGCAGGCTAATAATGAGTATGTAAAACGTACTAACGATCTAAGAATGCAGTTGATGCAGAAAAAAGAAAAAGGTGCTCTTGACATTGTCGGTGAGTATGAAGCTGGCGAAAGAAAGATACGCAGCGAGCTTATGGCTCAAAGTCCTCAAAGCGTAAAGTACGGCAAAGGTGCTATGTTATTTGATTACAGCACCCAGCAAACTGATAATGCTAATCGCAGGGTTTTGGGGCAATACAGAGCGCAGCAGTTTGAAGCCTGGCAGAATACTACTTTTGCTAATTCTATAAATAGTTCTGTTCAAAAGGCTGTTTTATCTCCTAATGACCCTGCAGTTATAGCCGATGTACAAAAAGAAATTGATTACGCCATAAATTCCAGATATGGAACATATGGAAGAGAAAGGCTTGATTTAGAGTATAGAAAATGGACTGGAGTATTAGGTCAGGCGTTGATAGACAGAAGTTATGCTAATGGCGATATAAATACGGCCGAAGCTTATGTTGAAAAATATGGTCCTTATATGGATCCGGGCGTAACGAGTGCCTATGCTAAAAATGTTTATGCTCGTAAACAAGAAGAACGGCTGTTTAACATGGGACAGAACCTTTATGCTACTTTTGGTGAGGATGAAGGCGCTGCACGTGATTATATCTTTGGCGATAATTTTAAAACAGAGGTTGATGGTAAGGCGATTGTAAAAGCAGCTAGTGCAGATATAGGTAATAATTATGGTGAGAATACTTGCACTATTAGTATCAATAGATGGTTGAGATCTGCTGGAGCTAAAGAAGGAAATACGTGGGCGCCAACCAATATGGAAGATGCAAAGGACAATGGAGTATTTTTTACCCAACGGAATCAGCTTCGAAATGGTGATATTGTTTATTGGGATTGGGAAGATAATGACGACAGCGATCATGTAGGGGTTTATGATGCTTCTACAGGAAAAGTAATTCAAAGCGGTACGCATGGAGTTGCTGCTTTGGATTTAGATCATTATAAAGTTTTAGGTTTTGCTCATCCGATAAGCGATGCGCCTACGTTGGAAGATAGGCAGAAGGCCTGGAACAATTATGTACAACAGAAAAATATTAATGATGCCATTAAAGCTAATCAGCAAAATATGATCATAAAAAATATAGAACAAAGATTATGGGACAATTTTAAAACAGGTATTATTGATTCGCAGGATATGAGAAATATGGTTTTTAGTGCTTCTGGTGGAGATGCGGATGTAGAACGGACGCTATTAAAATTCGGTGATGATTTAATAGGCATTCAGACAAAAGCTGCCGCTGCGGTATCTAATAGTGGCATTTATAAATCAATCAAGGATGCAATTACGAATAGCACTGTAACACCAGCCGAAGCAGTATCATTAATCAACCAAAACGCAACAGTCTTGGGTGAAGCAGATAGAAGCAGGTTATTGGCTTTTGCTAGAAATCAAGATCCAAGAAATAAGGATGTTGATAAACGTTTAGCTATTATAATTGATGAAACTATTGATGATAAAGTGGAACGCGGAGATTTGCAGGCTTTTCTGGATAATGCATTGCAAGATATTACTGACCCTGATGCAAGATTTGCGACAGGGAACGAAGTTCTAAAAGAGGCGTTTAAAAATCGTGCTATTTATAAAAGCTTCAACAGTAAGCAACTTGAATGGGGCTCTTTAAAGAGTAGCCTTTCACCTAATCTTTCCCCTTATATAGATATTTATCAAAAACGTAACGGCAATAATATTGATTTGGGAAGTGCAAAAACATTTTTTGGAGCTATAAACCCTAATGATTTATATCAAGTATCGGCATTGAAAAAAGTTACAGAAGAAAATAGGCCTATGGATATCCAAGAGCTCAATAAGCAGATTGCTGCTATAGCTTTGAGCAATGGTGTAGATGCAGCTCCGCATTTACTGGAGATGCCACAGCAGAATGAAACCGCAGTACAGCAAAATGAAAGTACTCCCTGGTTCAGTGATTGGGGAGCCAGCGAGCGCACTGGTTTGGCGGCAATGAATTTCAGTGATGCTATTGAATCTATCAAACAACGTCACTTAGCGGCATTAAGAGGAGAAATTAACGAGGAGTGGTAATATGGCAAGGTCTGTATTGTACGATGTAGCAGCGGCAGGAAAGTTTATACCAGACGATTTAAAGACTAAAGCATTACAAGGTGCTAATGCAAATAATATATCGCTTCAAATGGCAGCTCGTAATCCTGATTATTATTTACCTAAAAACTTTGATTATGACTGGAATAAATATGAGAAGATCGCACCAAGAACAGCAGAGGCGTTAAAAGACCCTGTGCTTATGAGCATTGCCGGTACTAAAGCTGCAGAATTTTGGGGAGAGCAAGAAAATAACTGGAAAAGTATTACAGCGCTGAAAAATGGTTTTAAGAATGTTGCTCGCAGCGGTTATGGTGCAATTGCATTGCTTGCTGATTTGGGTGCAGATAAAAAAGATGTTGACCTGACAACGGAATCCAAGGTTTTTAGCGCAGATACAATAGGACGGCTTTTGTATGCTGTCGGTGGAGATAAGCTAAAAACTATTGGTACAGAAGCCAAACGTATTGGTGGCAGTGAAATATTTAAGCCAGAAGAAGTAAAGGCTGAAACTGCGGCAGGCCAGTTTTATTATGACTTACTGCAGAATGCACCACAATTAGCGGCACAGGTCGGCGTTGCAATCAGTACAGGCGGCTGGAGTGCTGCTGCTTTTATGGGCAGTCAGATTGCAGGCGGACAATATTTAGATCTTACTGAAGCTGGGGTATCTAATGACAGAGCCAGAGCTGCGGCGTCTTTAAACGCTGTTGCACAGTCTGCTCTTGAAAAAGTGGGCTTGGGCAAAGTCATGGGAGCAGGAGCAAGAGCCGCTAAAATCGCAACTATGGGCGGTAAGGCCAAAGAAGTTTTTAAAACTGCATTGACAGAAGGCATTACTGAATGGATTCAGGAATACCCGGATGCTGCTGCTGAAATATGGGCTAAAAATGCGAATCTTTCCACTCAAGAGCAAATACTTAAATTTTATCAGGAATTTGGAGAAATCACTAAAAGAGGCGCTTATTCCGGTGCTATTGGTGCGGTGTTTGGTGGTCTTGGAGGTTCGGTAAGCATTGCCGTAGACCGTAATGCAAATAGAGTTATGCAGGAGCAGGCTGTACGTACTGCGGAAACGATGAAAAACAGTAAGGACGTAGATATTACCGCCAGCAAACTAGTACTGAACCAAACGACAGAAGAAAAGGCTTATGTAGATGCTGAAACCCTTTTTACATATGCGCAGGCAAATCCTAACCTGGATGTAAAAGATACCTTTGGTCTAGAGGTTTCTGAACTGCAGGCGGCTGCTGTTCGTGGTGAGGATATTGAAATGCCAATGGGTACGTATTGTGCGGCAGAGGCTCAAAATCCTGGCTTTTTCCAGGCTGTAAGCAATAACGCAGCTTTTGAACAGGGCGGTTATACAGAAGAACGCGCCAGAAATAAAAAAGCTCTCCAAAGCGCTTATAAAAAAGCGTTGGAGAACGACGAGGAATTTAGAACTGCAGTTGATACTTTTAGAAATGAATTGACCGAAGCGGGACTAAATCAAAAGGAAACAGGTGACGTCCTGGCTATTTTAACCAGCCGTGCTATGATTGCTAATCCTGATGACCCTATGCAGTATTTCAGAGATAACCCTTTAAGCTTCAAACGAGTTGTCAGCACTCCTAATGGCCGGTATATGCAAACTAAAAGTGCTAACGAAAAATTGCTTGAGGATGAAAATAACTTCGCTGCTAATATTGATAAGTTTATATCAGGAAAATTGGTAGATAAAACTATTAGAGTAATGCAGACACCTCTTGCGTTAGAAGTTGCTGGTGCTAAAATATTGCCGGTAGATATGTCTGTAGAAAATCTTGATAAAGTTTTAAATGGAAAACATAAAAGTGATATGTCTGCTGATATAGTGAAGCAGATACCTAGGGCATTAACTGATCCCTTAATGATATTTGATACCTATGATGGTAAGAATGGTGCAAAAAGAAAAATAGTTGCTCTAGATTTAAAATCTAAAAATGGAGCAACCATTGTAGTGCCTTTTGAGCTTGAAGTAGATAATAAAAGCAATAAATATGTTATGAACGAAATTATAAGCGCATATGGTAAGACTGACAATAAGACAGGCGAACCACGCTATGAATGGTTTGCTAAGCAAATTGAAAACGGAAAATTAAGATACATCAATAAAGAAAAAACCGCTAAACTGATTGAAAACGAGAAGCCCGAATGGCTCATGCCGTTTTCAACAGATAGCGGTTTTGTTAAGACTGACAAGTTGTTACAATCTCCTAGCAGCGATTCCGCTAGCAAAGGCAACAACCTTGGCAATCTTCTTAATAATAGTATACCAGATGAAAATGCACTCCGCAAGAGACGAGAAGAAATGCAGGGATACTACCAGACCGCTTTTCACGGAAGCCCACATAAATTTGAAAAATTTGATTTGGGATCTGTTGGCACAGGAACAGGTATACAGGCCCATGGATGGGGTTTGTATTTTGCTTTCAGCAAAAATACTGCTAAACGGTATAGGGATAGATTGAAAGGACGCCGTGATACATATACTGGCGAAGGCTCTCTAGTTGAGGTTGAAATCCCTGAAAATGATGTATTACTTGATGAAAATAAATCTATTGAAAAGCAACCGCCTAAAGTACGCGAGATTATTAAAGCTGAATTAGAAAGAATTGGTGGGAGTGCGAATAGCGGCAGAAGCTTTTATAAAGAATTAATGTTTGAAATGAAAAGGAGGGGGGCGGAAAATCCAGCCAGAGCAGCATCTGAACATTTAAATAAATTAGGGATAAAAGGCATTAAATATGTTGGAATGGTAGATGGAGAATCATATGTAATTTTTGACGATCAGGCAATAAAAATAATAAACAGTTATAATCAAAAAGTTAATAACGATAAAAAAGGCGCTATCACCTGGGACGAAGAAGGCAAAGCAATTATCAGCCTGTTTGAAGGTGCTGATATGAGCACTGTTATTCATGAAGCTGTCGGACATTACTTTATTGAGAATCTCATGCGTGAAGGGGCTCTCCCTAATGCTACAGAGCAGATGAAAAAAGACCGTCAGACTATGCTTGATTATGCAGGTGTAACTAAAGACTGGGATAGCTTGTCGCAGGAAGAAAAAACAGCAGCACATGAACGCTGGGCAGAGGCCGCAGAAACTTATATGCTTGAAGGCAAGGCACCTTCAAAAGAGCTGCAGCCGGTATTTAACAGGTTCAAAAAATGGCTGCTTGCTGTTTATAACGCCGTTTTTTCGGATAAGCGCAGTAAAAATGCTGTTCCAATCAACGATGAAGTAAGGCAGGTTTTTGACAGGATGCTGGCAAGTGAAGAGCAAATATCAGAAATGGAGCGTATTGACGGTTATTTTTCTGCTTTGCCAGATGTTGTGTTAGATGCACTTTCAGAACCACGTAAGCAAATGCTGCGTAATTTTGCTGCTAAAGCTCACGATAAGGCAGTACAGTTATTAACAAAAGAAAGCCTTGTTAATTTCAATCAGGAGCGTAAAGACCGAATTCAAAAATATCGTGAAGATGTAGAGCCGCAGGTTAAAGAAGCGATTGCAAAACAGCCGTTATATATGGCTTCGGAGCAGATACTTGATATTGCATCTGATTTAAAAACGGCTAAGGGCATAGCTAACAGATATTTAGAAGGTAATTTTGATGAAAGTAAAATGGCAACTTTTGATATGATAGCTGAAGCTAATGGTTTTACTTCCGGTGACGAGCTGGCTAAAACGATTATGTCAGAACCATCTTTTAATGGTGCGGTTAACAGACATATTGATGAAATGGTGCAAGACGCCTTTCCTGATATTTACAAAGAGAGAGGGCTTGCTGAAGAAGCTGCACGTGATGCTATGTATAATGACGAGAGCGGTCTTTTGATAAATACAGAAGCACAGCTTATTGAGGATAAAGCACAAGGCTTGTTAAAGGGTCAGCGTGATGCTGAAACTCTTAGAAAACTTGCTGTTGCACGCAAGCAAACAGCTAAAATCCAGGCACAGATGGACCTGCAGAATAGAGTAAAATTAAAGGAGGCGTTGAATACCCAAAAGTATATTACTGCAGAAAGAAACGCTGCGGCTAAAGCTGCTGTGGCATTGGAAAATGATGATTATTCTGCTGCGGTCCGATATAAAAACGTCCAGGCGTTTAATCATGCTTGTGTAGTTGAAAGCGTAAGACTGCGTAATCAGTATGCTAAGTGGCAGAATTATTTCAGGAAGCAGGCTAAAGCTAAAAGGGAAACGTGGGGTAATGAAAGAAACTTTATTCAAGCAGCAGCAATTATGGAAAGGTTCGGTTATAAGCGTAAAGATTATTCTGATTTTGAAAAGACAGAAACTTTATCAGACTATCTGAATGATATGGATGATCTTTATGACAATGTTGCAGTTGCTGATTGGATAATGGATGAGGATGTTAGCATTACAAATCCTCGTGAACGTATGACGGCAAGTCAGCTTGAAGATGTAGTAAACGCGCTTAAAAATATCAAAGCGATCGCTAAACAGGAAATGAGTATCAATGCTTTACAGAAAGGTGCTACCTATGCTGAATTTAAAGCTGAAGCACAGGAAACACTTAATAAACTGAAAACTATCTGGAAACCGCAGGTTGGCGTTGCACAGCAGCCTACAGTAATGGAGAAGCTAAAAGCATCTTTGCGCAGTACGGACAATCTTTTTGAAATGATGGACGACTGGCAGTATGGATTTTTCAGCAAACATTTTGGCGCAGCTATTCGAGAAGCAGCCGATAATGAAACAAGAAAAGTTTTAGAATATGAGGAAAAAACAGCGCAGGCTTACAGGGAATGGCTGCCGGATAAAGCTGCAGAAAAGGCGGCCGATTATCAGGAAAAATATGATGAGCTAGGTACTTCTGTAGATAAGCACGTTTTAGTAAAAATGCTTATGAATTTAGGAAACGAGAGCAGTGCCAGAGTATTGTGCAGCACTAGACCGGTAGGCTTTGAAAGTTCTGCCTTGTGGGTAGATAGCGATATCGTACAGACTAAAATCAATTTACTTGACTTCTTAGGGCGTAATCTTACTGAAGCGGATATAAAATATGCACAGGCTAAGATAGATATTGCAGAGATGTACTGGTCTGAAATGGAAGCTTTTGAAACTCGTTGGACAGGTTTTAGTCCTAAGAAAGTAGAAGCGTCGCCTGTAGAGCTGACGTTATCAGACGGCAAGACTGTTGTTATGCGTGGCGGTTATTTCCCGCTGATGCGTGACGGTGATACTGGTTCTAAACACGCTGGGCAAGAAGTTATTTCTGATACTGACCCCAGACAAGGCCGCAATATTAGAACAATGAGCACCAGACGAGGCCATTTAAAAGAACGTGTTAAGGCTAAATATCCTGTTAATCTAAAACGTGGAGCAGAGTTTAATGTTGCTATGGATGCGATACATGATCTGTGCTTCCGTGAGGTTATGGGCGATTTCCGCAAAATTATGAACGATCAGGAAATGTATACTCTGATTAAAGAAAAATTAGGCCTGGCCGATTTCTCCGCCTTTAAAGAATATCTTGAACGTGCGGCAAATCCTCAAGGTACTAACAGCGGTTCTGTTGGTGAAAGCTGGATGGGCAGTGTTGCTAATTGGCTTAGGGCTCGTACTGTAAATGCTGCTATTATGCTTAACCTTAAAACTGCCGTTCAGAACTTGGGTAATCCCTTGCTTTATGGTAATGCTGTAGATGGTTTTGGATATAGTGATGTCGTTGCCGCTGTGAGCAATTACAGTATGAATATGCAGCTTGCAGAGGGCTATAAATCGGCTAAGGAATTTGTTTACAGTAAATCCCCTTGGATGAAAGAAAGGTCTGTGCTTCCTGATATTTCCCTGCGGGATATGAAAGAAATGGAAAGCCTGAATCCTATAGAAAAGAAAGCTGTTGAATTTGGCACAAGATTGCTGGTTGCTACTGATAATCTTTCTGCTATTCCAGTATGGATGCAGGCGTATGGCAAGAAAATCAGGGCTGGTGCAGGCGAAGCAGAAGCTGTGGACTTTGCCAATACGGTTATTAGACGTACACTTGGCAGCAGCAGAGTTACGGAGGTTTCACCGCTTTTGCGTGGCGGACCTATGCTTAAACTGTTTACTACCTTCCAAGGCTTCTTCAATACACAATATAATCAGTGGGCCAGAGAGTATAATATCTTCTTAAAAGAAAAAGACATAATGCGTCTTACTTCGTTTGTGGGAGCTAAGTTTGTAATGTTTGCTTTTATAAACTTGATGTTGTCGGCCGAAGATCCATTTGAAGAAGATAAGGATGAATATCAAAAGATATCAAAAGAACTGCTTACTTACCCTATGAGTTTAGCCGGACCGGTTGGACAGGTTGGTAATGCTATCTGGAGCAGGGCTTTAGGCATGCAGACTTACGGGTATAGAATGACTGCAGTACAAGGCACGATAGAGCAAATGGAACGTGCTGCCGGTAAGGTGCAAAAGGTTTACCAGGGCAAAGCAGATTATGACGAATTGGTTGAGCCTACTGCAACATTTGTTGGAACAGCATTAGGCGTGCCTGCACAATTAAACAAATTATTCTTTAACGGATATGATATCTTGTTCAATGATATGGCGCCGGAAGTTGGCGACATCTTTAGACGTCGACCGAAAAAAGAACGCTAAAATAAAAACACCCCCTCAAATTTGAGGGGGTTATATTTTCGCTTCTTTGTCATTAGAAGCTTCAAAATATTTAAAATCATCATCTAAAAAGGCTTTGTATAAATTTCTATCCCAAGATTCAACTAATAGGTCAAATGGCGAACTGCCAAAGTTTTTTGTTATTACTGGTGGTCTTGAGATAAACATAATTGAAAAATGAGTATTATTTATATCCAAAGAAAAAGTTTTAAGGAATTGGTTTGAGGTATTTTGACCTTTTCCATATATTTTGCTGATTTCTTTTTTTATTTTTTCAAATTTTTCTAATCCATCTTTTTCGTCTTTTACATCCAATCTGGCTGTTATCTTATACAATTTATTATCCAAAAAAGAGAGCTCTAATAAAGGCGCATCGTATATCAACGGTATATTATAATAAGAATTTGCATTTGTTTGAAACAAATAACTTTTATGTTTTGGAGATTTTATAAGACTGTTGGGATATTCATCATAATATATTAGGGTGGGTAAAGTTTTAATTTTTTCTAATGAATCACCAAAATTTAAGCTTTCAAACTTAGATGTGCTATATGGATCAACAACAAGAGTCGAGGGAGTGTGTATATTACTTTGAGGTATAGTATTATTTTGTTTTTTTCATTCATATCTTTCACTTTC